GTGTGTGGTTTGTGTACTGTTGTTCGAGTTGGGTGTTTGTGTTGTTGTGTTTGTGTACGTGTGTTTGATGGCGCACATCACACGTGTCTGTGTGGGTCGTGGGTTGACGTGGTGGTGGTTGGTGGGCGTATGGTTCTGCCCATCAGCAACACGGGCCTGAGCGGCCCAACCAAGAAAGGAACCAGGCAGATGGACTTCAGCGGCAAGGTCAAGCGGATGGTTAAGCGTGCAGCTCTCGTGGGTGTGGGTGTGTGCGTGGCGGGTGTGGGCGCATGCAGCCCCGCCTACGCCAACACTGAGTCCTCTGGTGGCCTCCTGCAGGGGTGGGTGACCGTGGACACTGGGGCCCCGGTGGATGTGTCAGGGACCCCCGCCTGTGAGGATGAGGGGCAGGAGTACGGGCCGTGCCTGTGGGACGCCTCCGCGTCGGGCAATGGGTCGGGGGATTCGTTTATCGTGGAGGAGGACGGGTCTGTCACCTACATCCGTAAGCAGGACGGGACCGCCATTGGGGTGGACGTGAAGAAGAAGAAGAAGTCGAAGAAGAAGGACACTGAGGGGGCTTCCCCCGCACCGGAGCCGACCGACCCCCCTGAGGCGCGCGCGTTCCCCGGCTGGGAGTGGACCGGCAAGACCGACCCCATCTCCGCCGCCGGCCTCCCCCACTGCGTGGATGTGCGCGGGCAGGAGACCTGCATGCGTGACGGGTACGTCATCGTCGTGGACCAGGACGCGTGCACGCAGACCCTCATCACCGACAAGGGCGACCAGTACGTTCCCGGGCCCGCCGTAGCGGAGGCGCTCTCCGACGCCTGCAAGGCACGCAAGGATGGTGAGGAGAAGGGTCACGAAGACAACGCAGGAATCAGTGGTTCTCGTTCTAGGGGGGGTGTGCGCTCGGCGAAGCCGAGCGCGGCTGTGAATAAGCGTGTGGAGAAGTCTGCTTCTCCTAGTGCTTCCGCGACTGTGGGTTCTGTGGATTCGCCCCGTGAGGTGGTGGCTGCTCCGGCTGCCCCGGTGAAGGACAACTACGATCACGAGATTCTGGGTGGGATTGTGGCGCTGGGTCTGTTGGGGCTGTCTGGTGTTGGTCTGGTTGCGGTGGTGGATCGCGTTCGAGGGTGGCGTCGCGGCCGGTGATTGATGGAGGCTGCCTATCGCACGCGTGTTCGACCAATCGTCTCGGTGGTTGGTTGGCGTGATGCGATAGGTGCCTCTTTCGTGCGTGTGTTGGTTTGTGGGTTATTGACTTATTGCACTGTGGCCCGGGCTGCATTGGTGTGGTGGGGGCCATCGGATCGAACAGTGTTCGTGGGACCTTCGTCCTACGTGTCGCACAGGGGTGGCATGGGTGGCGCACAGTCGGCGTTCAGGTTGTGTTCGAAGACCGTTCGAACGATTGGGTTCTGGGTCCTGAAAAACACCTATGGAAACCAGTCTTTACATGCCAGTTTGGCTTGATTCTGCGGGAAAACGCCCCCCTATATGGTCATCTCACCGCGCGGGCGATCAGCAGCCCGCCCCACTGAAAGGAACTCACATGGACCTCTACGACGCGCTTGACCTCGACCCCGCCACCGCCACCACCGCCGAGCTGTCGGCCGCCGTTGACCGCCTCTCCTGGGGTGTGCCCCCGCACATGGGGTTTGAGGCGGCCGTTGCGACGGATGAGCTGCTGGCGGCGCTTGAGGCGCGCGGCTGACGCCCCCTCCTGGACCCCCCGGTTCCGCTTCGGCGGGCCGGGGGGTTTGCTTTGCCTGCACGCAGGGGCCTCTGTGAGGCCCTCTGGCGGCCTTTGGGGGGCGGGGCAGTACCTCCATGTGGGTCGCCCCCTGAAAGGCGCTCAGATTGGCTTACACGGCCTCTCGCGTGCGGGGGCGTGTGCGCGTGCGCGTAGGGATGGTGGGGGTGTGCGTCGAGGTGGTCGTTTCGCGCGAGGAGGTGGGGTTGTCGAACATGCGTTCGATGACGTGGGTCACGCAAACTAATGGCGTCTCCGACTTGACCCGCGGCGTCTCGGTGTGGCTATAGTTGGGGCATCAGCCGCGGGGCAACCGCCCCACCAGAAAGGATCGAACCAATGACCGCCACCGACTACATCACCAAGACCGTCGACTCCGAGGACAGGCGCCGCCGCGCAACCGACGTGGTTGCCAGGCTCACCGAGGAGGGCTGGGGCGCCCAGTACGCCGAGGAGGGGATCATCCTCCGCAGCGCCGGGGCGCGGGTGACCATCACTGACGACGGCGAGGTGACCTCCTCAGACCCCATCGCTCGCCTGTACGTCTACTGCATCTATTACCCCGAGATCTACGCTCTCGCCCCGCCGTCGACCCACAGCTAGGAAGGACGGTGAGCCACTAGCGATAGTGGCCCGCCGCCTCGCCTAGAGGACAGCGCAGCAGAAACGCGGACAGCTGCTGAATAACGCTTGCGCACGTTGATTGAGAACTACACAGAGAAACACCCATAGACGGCAGACACCGCACGCACCGCTCCGGCGCCGCGTAGTCGACACAGCCTGCCCGTCTATGAGTCGCCTGGACCCACCCCGTCACTTCGATCCATAGGGGCTTGGGCTGATCTACCAGTGGTCCAGGCGGCCCATAGATGCCCGCACCGTGCGGGGTCTAGAAAGGAGGGGTCGTGGATACCTACTACATCTACAACTACACGGACCTAAGGCAGGCCATCAAGGCGGGCGCCTCCCTGAAGGACACCATCCACATCATGGGGGACGTCCCCATCCTAGCTGACACCCCGCCCCTGGACTACTGGGTGCACCCTGGTGGCCTACTCTCTATCGCCTCAACCAGCGAGGCCTGCGTGCGGCTCGCCGGCGGTCACCTACACGTCGTGGGGGCCGGACCAATGGCGCTACAGGTGTGCGGGACAGACATTCCTGATGGCAGGGTCACGCTCGTGGGCTGTAGCGCTAGTGACGTGGAAGCCGTCAAGAGTATCGGCACCCTATACGAGTGGGATGTTGAAGCTGACTCCGCTGACCTCGAGGAGGAGGAGAACGAGGTGGATTCGCCTGGGCACTACACGTGGCTAGGTGGCGCGATTACCACCCATGGCGGGCCGGAGTACACAGCTGACCTTCAGTCCTGGGATGTCCTGGACGCCATCTCCCCCGATGACCCGCACGTGTGGAACGCGCTGAAGTACCTCACCCGCCTCGGACGCAAGGGCGGAGCATCCAGTCGAATCGTCGACCTGCGCAAGGCGCGCACCTACCTCGACAGGGCGATCATCCGGGAGGAGCGCAATGGCACTGAGTGAGCCGATGGAGCATGCCGTGATCACCCACGGGGAGATGCGGCGCCTCAAGGACGGGGAAGCCGTCTACGACCAAGACGACATGGAGTGGGTCAAGCGCGGCCCGTGGTGGCACCTCAACGACGGCGACCGCAGGCTACTCGGCACTGAGCTCAAGCGACTCAGCGAGTACCTGTACGTGCTTCGCCCATACCGCCCGTACACGTACCCCAGATAGGGGGTTCCCAACAGAACAGGGGGTTCCCAAGAAAGGAAGGAAACCATGGCAGACACCCCAACAGTCCACCAAGCCCTAAACAAGGTCATGGGGGACGTCCAAGCAGTCAAGAAAGACAGCAAAAACCAGGCACAGAGATTCAACTTCAGGGGCATCGACGCGGTAATGAACGCGGTCGGCCCCGCCCTACGCAAGCACTGCGTCACCATCCTCCCCGAGGACGTGGACGTGCACCGATCAAACGGCACCACAGCCAACGGCAAACAGACCGCCGAGGTAGTCCTCAAGGTCACCTACCGGGTCTACGGGCCCGGTGGGGACAGCATCCACGGAAAGGTAGCAGCCGAGGCCATGGACTTCGGGGACAAGGCGATCGCGAAAGCAATGAGCGTCGCCTACCGGACGTTCCTGCTCCAGGCGCTCACCATCCCCACGGACGACCCCGACCCAGACGGAGACTCATTCGAAAGGGGGGTTCCCAACGGAATAGGGGGTTCCCAAGAGAACAGGGGCGCCGACGAGAACACCCCCCTCCCAACGGAACAGGGGGTTCCCAAGAGAACAGCGGCCGAGCAGTGCGGCATGATCCTCGACGGATTCTGCGCTGCCCACCAGCTAAACGGGGACAAGGTGCGTGAGGAGTACTTCGCCGCCGGGGGCAAGGCAGTCCCTGACATGCTCCGCGCATGGCTACAGAACAACTACGGAGCAGGGAAGGCGCAGTGAACAAGGAGAACGCGCTCCGCAGGGCCGCCATCGCAGCGCACGTTGCGAAAGTGGCCTCCCAGGAGAAGAAGAAAGCCCTCAATGAGCTCATGGAGGTGATGGCCCCAGGAGACCGGTCGTATGCCACAGTCAACGGGGAGCAGGTGGGCGCCATCAGCGTCACCACCGCCACCCCCGCCTATCAGGTGACGGACGAGCAGGCCCTAGTCAGGTGGCTCGAGTGGAACAAGCCCGACGCCATCCACCGGATCCCCGCCCCGTGGTTCACGGCGAAAGCCGCCCTAGACGGGTTCATCAAACAGACAGGGGAGATCCCCGACGGGGTTGAGCTCGTGGCACCAGACCCCCGCATCTCGGCCCGCGTCTCTCCAGCCCAGGAGGAAGTCATCCGGGGGCTCATTGCCATGGGGGATATCAGCCTCATCGAGATCGAGAACACGGAATGAGCCAGTCCCGCGCAAGGTGGGCGCACCGGAAGGGGTCTCCCAGGAAAACAGGGCCCTCCCAGGAAACAAGGGAGGCCGTGTACGAGAGGGACCAGCACCGGTGCGCCCGCTGTGGCCGCCACATCGCCACCTATGCCGCAAGCATTCAGCACAGGAAGCCTCGCGGCATGGGCGGCACCAAGGACCCATCCATAGGCAGTCCCGCCAACCTCATCCTCCTCTGTGGGGACGGGGTAAGGGGCTGCCACGGGTACATCGAACAGCACCGGGAGGAAGCCAAACGGGATGGCTACGGTGTTGCATGGTGGGAGGACCCCGCCGCCGTCCCAGTGCGGTACTGGGATGGAAACACGTACACGCTCACGAACGGAGGAGAAAGAATATGTTCATGATCCCTATGGGTGGCTGGTGGACTCGCCGCCACATCCCCTGGCACGACGAGTGCATCTATGGCGCCTGGCGCCCAGCGCCCTACCCTCGGTGTGGGTGGTACTGACGTGCCGTGGCAGATAGTAGCTGTCGAGTACTCGCGTGCATCAATCAGTTGCGACTGGCCTGGTTGCACTAACCAGATCAGTTTGAGTGCGATCCCCGCCGACTATGACGCTGAAATCAACGAGCTCAACAAGGTCAGGCGCCTAGCGCTCCGGTTCGGCTGGACAGTCGCTCCGGAGTCATACAGGGTCACGTGCCCCGACCATAAGCCACCGGAGAACAAGGAGAAACCCTAATGAGCGCACACAACCCGGACAACAGCGACACGGTGAAGAAAATCCGGCGGAAGGCTGCCAGCCTGGGGGCGTACATCAACCGGCAGCCATGGAGCGCCCTGGGGCTGACTGCTGAACTGTATGACGGCATTGGCTCCCTGGGGTTCTCGATCGAGCGCCTCGAGGATTCTGTGCTTCAGCGAGCCGACACTAACCCACATCACAACTCCATTCGGTCTAAGCTCGAATTTATCGCGATGGGGGCGATGGAGCTCTTGCTCCACTATGGAGTCGAGGATTTCGGAGAGGTGTTCGTCGCCGAGTATGAGCGGGCCGCCGCCAAACATCCAGGCATGACGTTGGACTGTGACGGCCCCACCGACGAGTCCCGTTTCTACGCATTGGCGGAGGAGGTGGGTGAGGTCGCCGCTTCGCTCACCTACGACAACGCCGAGGGCACCGGCCACAACGCCGACACCATCGCCGAGGCCACCCAGGTCGGGGCACTCGCCCTCGCCTGGCTCACCCGCTACCAGGACGGAGGGGAGCGATGAGCATCAGCCAGCGCGCACGCGATTATCGGGAGCAGATTCGAGTCCGCGTGGACAACTGGGCACAAGGCAGGGAGTATGGTCCCGGAGCGTGGCGAGCGGAATCCGCTGAGCATGACGTGATCGTCCTCCTCAACCAGGTCGCCGACCTTGAGGAGGAGATTGTGAACCTGACTTTCGAGGCGGGCGAGGCTGCTGCCTGGCGCGGCCGCTATAACGCACTCCTCGAAGAGTGCGAAGCCAGCCGGCCGCGTGAGATCGACGGCGGGGAGTCGTCGCGTGGGGCCGCCACCATGACAGTCGCGCTGGACGTTAACGGATATCCGTGGCTCTGCTACGAGGGTGGCTGGTGGCGGCTGGTCAAAGATGTCGCCCAGGGCAAGCGCAGCGAGCTTCACCCGATCCTCGCCCCCTATACCATCGTCTACACCCCCAAGGAGAACAACCATGACTAACTGGCCCACGGCGCCCCTCATCCGCATCGCCAGAGGATCTGCTGACGGCTGTGAATTAAAGGATGTTGTCGCCATCAAGGGAAACGCGGTTAACGCATACCGAGGCTACGGCCTGCATCTTGTGGAAGGATGGGATGGTGATGAAATTGAGGAATGGGAGGAGGTTGAGGCCGTCCCCACCGCTGCACTCAAGCGCCTACGGGATGTGTTCCTTGGTGTTGAGTTGCCATTCGCTCAGTTCGCTGCTATCCAGCAGGTCACCTCCTGCCTGCCCCCCAACAAGCTCAGCGCCATCGACCAGGCTGTAGCCAAGGTCAAGGTCCTTGGTGACTTGCCCTCTAATCTTGGCCACCCCCGGCAGGAGGAGAGGTTGGCGCGATTGCTGGGGGCGCTGGCAACCCTCCAGGGGGCGAAGCATAAGGCGCAAACACTTGCGACGATCGTCTGCGTGTGCACCACGTGGGCGAACGCCCTTTCCGTTGCCGGCGGCTCACTCGATGAGGTTAGGGGGCGCGTCGAATCTGCCCCCGATTGGGGTGGGTTCACCATCATGGCGAACATTGCCGGGGATGTCGCCAGAGACATCGATGACGGTCTGACAAAAAGCAGGAAACAGAACCTACTCACGATCGCCCAGTACGCCCTCGCGTGGCTTGCTGAGCTGATCGAAAAGGAGGAGGCATGAGTTTCGCACTCGGAGCAGTCATCATCGTCGCACTCGCCGCCCTGGCTGCCTGGGCCTACGAGCGGGGTACTCGCGAGCACTACGAGCTCGAGGCCCAGCGAGCCAGGAACGCGGCGGACAGGTGGCGTCACGCCTACAACAGTGCCGCAGAACGAGCTAGGCAAGCCAGTGGCGAGGACGCGTAAAAGCGCCAAGGCCGCAGGGGCGCGGTTTGAGAGAGTGGTCGCCGACTACCTTGCAGAGGAGTTGGCTGACGACAGGATCGACCGCGCCCCCAAGGCCGGAGCCAAAGACAAGGGCGACATCGCTAACGTGCGCATGGGCACCCACAAGATCGTCATCGAATGCAAGGATGTCGCCCGCATGGACCTGCCGAAGTGGACCCGTGAGGCGCGGGTTGAGGCAGAGAACGCGGGTGCCCTCATCGGTGTCGTTGTCCACAAGCGACGCGGAGTTGCCAAGCCCGACCAGCAATGGGCTACAATGACACTCGGAGACCTCACCAAGCTCCTGAAAGGACACCAATGAAAACCATCCCCGGCTACCTCGCCAAGAACGAGGCGGCCAACACGCTCGGAATCACGCGCCGAACCCTCGACAGGTACATCACGAAGCACAAGATCCCCACATTCCGCTTCCTCGGAAACCCCGTCATCTACGTGCAAGAGCACGACATCAAGAACCTCTTCAACCCCATCCGAAAGGCCAACTAGCCATGGCAGCAGACATCATCGTCGAAGGAAACCTCGGCCAGGACCCCGAAGTCCGATACACCCAGGGCGGCAAGCAGGTCACCGAGCTCCGCATCGCCGCCACCGCCTCCCGCAAGGACCAGGCCGGCAACTGGGAACCCGACGGAGACCCCCTGTGGGTGACCGCCTCCTTCTGGGGTGAGCAGTATGGCCACCTCGCAGACACTCTCAAGAAGGGCGATAAGGTAACCGTCAGCGGCGTACTCATTCAGCGCGGCTGGGAAGGCAGTGACGGCCAGCGGCGCACCAGCCTGGAGATCCGCTTCCCCCGCTTCCGCGGCGTCATCCCCCGCAAGAACACCACCCAGCAGCAGGCATCATTCAACGCCCCTCAGGGCGGCCAGCAGGGTGACCCCTGGGCCAACGCTGGCGCCCCCTTCTGAATGGCGCGCTAGCTTTGCGACTAGCCCGCAGGACGACCCACCCCCACTCGAGGGGGCAGGTCATCTGCGACGCCTGCTTCACCACGATCAGGCAAGGACTCATGTACCGGAGGGACACCTGGAAGGACGGAACCTACCGCTGGTCCCTCCGGTACTGCCCAGACTGCTGGCTCATCCTCGATGAGGTAGCGGCAACTACTAACCCAACCTACGGCGGCCCAGACGCCGAACACTACGAGCAATGGGCCGCCACCCACATCGAAACAGGGAGAGCCGAATCGTGGCTAATGAGAACATTTCCGCGCTAACCAATCAGCAGCTATGCGATATAGTCGCCGCCGTCACAACGCACCGTCCGCCACACTTGCTTTCGATCTTCCATGGCTCTAGGGCAATACAAGTTCAGGCACACGACATAGAGCGCCGCGAGCGCTACGGGGAATGGACACTCAGTATCCCGGACTCCGGAGATGCGGTCCTCCAAGTTGAAGCCGGAGGAGTTTTGTGGATGGAAAACATCAGCACTCACAAGCCCGCAATATGGCCCCGCGTTATGGATGGGGCGCGAGACTGGGGCAAGCTGGTCAACATGGTCGAGGCGGGCTCCATTTCAGATATGCATGCAGCCATAAACCACCTATATCCAGCGAATCTTATGGACTTCGCCACATACTCGCCACTTGGAGAAAAATCATGGTAGACATCAAAGCCAACGGGCCACAGTGGCGCGCCCACATCACATGCGCCCGCTGCGGCACAGCCCACATCGAGCAAGCCCACCCACGGACAAAACCATGGGTGGCCGTCGAATCAACCATCAAAACCACCGCCCGAACCCTCGGCTGGAAAGTCGGGACCGAAACCGCCCTCTGTGGGGCGTGCAGGAGAAACAAATGACCACCATCTACCAGGCATACGACCTGATGACCAACACTAAGCAAGCCACAGTGAAGTGCGACCACTGCGGCAAGCGAGCCTCAATCATCATCAAGCCAGGCAGTGTATTCGAGGACAATCAGCGCGAGATGGTCGAAACCCTCCACTCTTACGGGTGGGACTTTGAGCTCACCCCAGAAGGGCACTGCCTGTGCTCGCAGCACAAGGAGAAGCAATGACTGCCAAGGATCCTCATGTCGTACAAGGCAAGTTCATCGCAGCCCAATGCACATGGCGCCCCTACGCCAAATACCTCACATGGCGATGGAAGAAAGCAGGTTACAGAACCGCATACGTCCCCGTCAGTCTTTGCAAGGCCCTCATAGGCGCGATAGAATACAGTCGCTCCGTTCGATGAGTGGGTAGGTGCGCGGCCCAGGGGTTGACCAAAAGTCCCCCTGGGCCGCAGTCGCACCCAAGGACAGAAAGACACAACACGCATGACCCCCCTTGATGAAGCGATCATCGAGAACGACCTCCTCCCGGAGGATCAGCGGCTCACAAACGTTGAGCTCGCCGAGAAGTACAACACCTCCGAGGCGACAGTTAGACGCCACCGCGCCAAGCTCAAGAGACGCGGCGCACCCAACGAGGGGAACGACGCATTCTTCAGCGATGTCCCCGTTGACGCAATCGTCCAGCGGGGGAAGACCATACGCCTCCCCGACGGGTCCTATGAGAAGATCACCTGGAAGCCAGGGGCAGTCGAGATGGCTGAAGCCAGACGCCTCTCCTACGAGGACCTGGAGTCGGTCTTCCGGGAGCCTCTCCTGTCGAAGCCTGCCCCGATCATCAAGGACGACGAAGACACCCTCGTGGTCTGCCTGGCGGATCTTCAATGCGGGAAGGTCCAGGCGGGAGGTGGCACTGAGGACACGGTCCGACTCGTGCGCCGGGCGATCAAGGACATCGCGGACGACATTCGCTTCAGGGATCCATACAAGCGCATCATCATCGCAGATGTCGGTGATAGCACCGAGGGCTTCTGGAACGTCGCTAGCCAGGCCCAGACCAACGACCTCTCCCTAACAGACCAGATCCGCACCGTGCAGCGACTCTACGCCGAATCCGTACACGCCCTCGCCCCGCTGTGCGAGTCCCTGTACTACGTCGCCGTCCCATCCAACCACTGCGCCGTGAGGACCGGCACCGGCAAGATCGGCCGGGCCAACGCCCCGGACGACGACTTCGGCATCATGATCTCCCACAACATTGAGGACATCATCGCCGGTCGCCCCGGATACGAGCACGTCACCTTCCACCGGCCCGAGAAGTGGGAGGAGGCTGTCACCGTGGACGCCGCGGACGGCACCCGCATAGGCTTCACACACGGCCACCTGGCGGGCTCGCAGAGCAAGGTGCCCACTTGGTTCAGGGACCTCGCGTTCGGCCGTAGGAGTGGCCTCTACGACGCCAGGATCCTAGTGCACGGGCACTGGCATAACTTCGGTGTCCGTCAGGTAGGCGACTCCCGGTGGATCATCTCCTGCCCGTCGGCCGACCGAGGCTCGGACTGGTGGACCAACATCAGCGGGGACTCCACCAAGCCCGCAATCCTCACCTTCGAGGCCCAGGGAGGGAACGCCTCCGCCTGGGAGCTCTACTCCTGACACGACAAGCCCCCCACTTGTGTCAAGCCGGCTACAAGCGGGGGGCTTGTCAGTATCTCCCGAAATCTTAGAGCCCCTCAGGGCGGCGACATTAGCCCTTGATCGCGGCAAGAGCCTCCGGCGTCGGAACAGCCCACCCGAGAATGGTCACACCGGCCGCCTTCGCCAAGCTCTCAGCTGTTGACTGCTCGTCCTTACTGGAGACCACGGCCCACACACCCTCAGGGAATGCCGTCTTGGCGGCTCCCCATCCGGGCGCACCAGCGTTTGGGCCGAGGATGCCGATACTGGCGTTCTTGACGTCCGAGACCTGCCAGTCCGCGGGCCCGTCCGTATTGTCGGACGCCCGCTTAAACGTGGTGTAGTCCGTCGTCATGATCTCGCGAAGTCGGTTCTGGCCACGGTAGTGGATCGCCACGTACGGGGCCTTCGGGCGGGCAGCGATCAGAGGCAGCAGCTTGCCATCCGAGGACCTGTAGTAAGTGGCCGAGTTGTCGACCTTGCCGTTGAGAATGTACGGCATAACCTCGATCCCGGCGGCCTCCAGGGCATCCATGGCCTCAACCATGCCAGCAACGTCGTTGCCGTCCCTGCGGAGCGTGGCGAGCCCGTACTGCCCAATCTCCTTACCGCCCTGGGGGGCGGTCATGGCGATCGCCACCGCGGCGTCATCCTGGTCTGCGGTGGCCTGAATCGTCAGCGCGACCTTATCCGGCTTGAGAGCTGCAATAGCGGCGACCTCTGCCTTGCTGTAGATGGCCCGGCCAGGCTGCCCCCACCCGGAAGGCATCCACGCCATGATAGGCAGACCCTTAGGAGCTGGAGGCCGAGGAGACGGCGGGGTAGCCGAAGGCGCGGGAACTACCGGACCCTGCGCCTTGATCCAGGGCGACAGGGCGGCCACCGCGTCGCCAACGTGCTTCGCGAGCGCGGCCCCGAAGGCGATCGCCCCGATCTTCGTCGGGTGCGTGTCGTCACTCATCAGGAGTGTGTCGCGAGTGCCATCACCCTTCTTGTTCCCCTCGTTGCCGGTGCCAGACAGGACGTCTGACACCTGTACCGTCGGAGCTCCGGCCGTGAGCGGAGTCTGCCCCTCCTCCGGCGACCAGGCGCGGGTTACCCGGTAGGCGACACCGCCGTACACTACGACATCTCCCTCAGCGCACTGGCGGCCATCACTCCACGGCACCGCCTGCCTGTCGGCGACACCCATCCAGTCTACGAAGGCTACTCCCGCAGAAATCCCCCCGGCAGCCTCAACCCCCGCCTTAGCGGCCTTAACGTTGATGTGAGAGGGGCTAGAAATCAGGCGGGCGACCGAGGAAGGCTCAGCGCCTACTACGACGATCGGGACCTGCGGCAGTCTCGCCCGCACTTTCTCAATGAATGTCTTGACGGCCTGCGTGATGTTTGATCCGTCGGTATTGCCGTTCTCGATCACCTTGTCAGAGTTCAGCGAGCCGACAGTCACAATCAGATTCGGTGCGGCCGCGCAGACTGTATTCACGCGGGCATCCACTTCGAATGCGTCATTGCCACTTACTGAGTGCGCGAAGCCCGAGCCATCCACCGAGGAGACAACCGGGACACATCCAAGCAGACGCGAGGTAGTAGCGGGCAAGTTGAAGCCCGCCCCCATCATCGACTCTGTGCTCCAGGAATCTCCGAAGAACCCGACCGCAGGGACTCCCTGTCCGGCACGGAGCGGGAGTGCAGCGAGAGGTGCCCCGGCTGTCGAGGGGGAGTTCCCTCCGGCCTGCGACAGTTCGGCCTTCGTTGCGTAAGTCGCGGACACCTCTGACTTAGTGGGGTAGGTCGCCTGCGCATCGGCCTTAGTGACGTACGTGCTGGACGCATCCGATCGAGTCAGGTATGCGGACAGGTCAGGCGCCTGACCTCCGCCACCCAACTGGGCCTGAGCCAGGGCCTCCTTTGTTGCATAGGTGGAGGCAACGTCGGAGATCTTCGCATAGGCAGCGAGCTCCGCCTTCGTAGCAACTGAGGACGACAGTCCGTCAATGCGCGCCTTGAGCTCATCATCCGCCCCGCTCACCTCAGCCTTAGTTGCATAGTCGGACAGGTCAGGCGAAGGCCGAGATCTCACTTCCTCCTTCGTAGCGAAAACCTCGTCCGCCTTCGACTTGCTGTACCATGTGCGGTCAGTCATTGATTCCTTCCTTCCATGCCAAGAGTCCGTCGCCCACTTCGACGACATCGTTTGGGTTGATTGCCTCCAAGAGACCCTGGCCCATGTCGCGCACACGAGAGGATGACGGGTCCTCCACCCTGCGGCCCGCAACAATATCTGCTAAGTCGACGACAGTGCCAGCAGTAATGGCGGCCAGATACTCCCGCCAACCGCCGGGCGCGCCAGGGACATCAATCACCACACGGTAGTTACGATCACCTTGAGGCAGAGACTCAGGGGCGACGACCCTGAACGACCTTTCCTCTCCATGGTCAACGAGATAGCCGTTAGCAGTCAGCCGCCCCACGGCATAGTGTGCCAACAGGACCCGTCGGCCCGACTCCTCGGCCCCAACATACTGGTCGAGCGGAATGAATTCCACGCTGCCCGCCCGCCCTAGCCCATCAGGGCCGATTATTCGCCCAGTAATAGAGGCGTACCCAAAAGTCATGAATCCTCCCGTGTTAGCTACGCCTTGTTCTTTATTCTGTCGATGCGGCTATGCATCGAATTGATCTCATTATACACGTGAGTCCGATCGGCCCTGGCATCATTGCGTACACCCTCAACCTGCCCCTCGAGCCCCTGAATGCGGCGCGACTGATCGGCAACACTCTCCCTGAGCGCGCCCACGGCGTCAGCGAGAACATCCATCTTCTTAGTCAGGTCATCGAATCGCATATCAAGGTCATCTCGCAGGTTGACGGCGTGGTTATTGTGCACCCCTTCCGAGGCAGATTCGGCGGCGTCCGCAGCCCTCGCGACATGGACACTCATGCGGTCCATGCGCTCCTCAGTAAGCTTCTGCTGGCTCTTCAGCTTGCTTGTCAGGCGAGCCACCAGTGCAGCCAGTAGGGCGACCATGGCCGCAATCAAGTCAGGTGATGTGAGGATCTGCCCTATCGGCAGGGCGCTCTCTACTGGTTGCACCGCTCACTCAGCTCGCGTGGCGGGGAGTGTACTCGGGCTCGGCGGTGGCGATACCACGGTCAGTCTCAGCCGGGGCAGCGAAGGCCTTCAGCACAGAAACCAGGGTGGCCGTGGCAGCGAACCCAACAATCGCCTTGAAGTCGAGGGAATAGATAGCCTTGTCGACAGCAATGCCTGACAGGACAGCGCCAGCCAGGGTAGAGATCGCACGCTCAGCAAGGCCAGACCAGAATGAGGGAGAAGCGTAAACGCTCATAAAACCCCTTCCACATAACACTAGAGGGCAGGACTTCCGCCCTACCCTCTAGTCTACCGTCGCCCGCGGTCCGCGGTCACATCAGCCGGAATGAGCCAGGTCTCGAACGGTTAAGGGCCTCCTGAAGGGCCGCCCAGGTAGCCTCGCCCGCCTCGCCGTCAATGTAGTCGCCGAAGCTCCAGCCGGGTGCGAACTGGTTCCACGTTGAACCAGCGACGGGCCGCACCCAGCACCACGCCCAGTACTGGAACACCTTGATCGCCTGCGAGTCCCACCCCCTGTCCTCGGGGAGCCGCCCGGAGCCGGTGAGCTGCTTCTGGGATGCCTCGGGTACGGTCTTGTTGAGGTAGCGCCTCAGGTTGGCGATGGCGTACACCTCAGAGTATCCGGGGGCGAACACCTGGATGAGCTTGCTCACGGTGGCGGGGCCATACTCGCCGTCCACGACCAGGTTCCCCGACTGCCCCGACGGGGACGGGGCGGGCGCTGGAGCCTGGCCGTTGATCATCCGGTCCCACGAGCCACGGTCGCGCAGCCGGTTCAGGTCCAGTGAGCCGGAGTAGCCCGGCAGGCTGCCGTCCTCGGTGTACTGGTGAATCAAGGGTTGCCCCCAGAAAGGGACGCTCGGAACGGCCGGGTCTGAGTAGGGGCGACCGTAGTCTGAGTATTCTGGGCCGCCCGCATACCACAGCGGGTACTGGGCGGCCACGGCAGTCCAGTCGTAGCCATTGACCGCGGACCCGTTCATGTAGATGCCCGGCGTAGAACCCGTCAGCTGCTTCACAGTGTCCAGGAAGGCCTTCGCCCAGCCTGGCCCCTGCGGCGCGGCATTGTCCTCCCAGTCCAGCCACAGGGTGGCCTTGCTGCGGAACGACCCGACGGTAGCGACGAACATTCGAGCCTGGGCCGCCGCGTCACCGGGACGGGCAAAGTGGTAGAAGCCGAGACGCTTCGAAGCCCCCAGTGTGGCGTTAGCCTGGGAGACCATGTGCGGGTTGACGTAATCATCATCCTCGCTGGCCTTCACGATCACGAAGTCAGCCCAGATGGCGGGGATATTCAGGCCCGCCTGGTGGCTGGAGACGTCGATCCCATGGGCGTGCTGCGGGGCGCCCTGGGGGGCGGGTGAGGGCTTAGCCGGGGCGGGCTGTGCGCCGCCCCGGAACTGTGGCCACTGCTGGAGGAACTTAGCTTCGTTGAAGCGGTGGCAGCTGGTCCATGCGCCGCGCTGCGTGTGCGGATGGCTGCTGTAGCGGACGGTGCGGGTCTCACTGCCGGTACTGTCACCTGCGTAGCCGTCGATACTTCCATCTTCGGCGATCCACGCCTCCGACGCGAGGGGGTCACTGCCTCCCTCGACGGCGATCACGACGTGGCCGACGCCGCCCTCATTCGCGGCCGAGAGGATGATGTCACCGACCTGAAACCCTCCACTGGGGGTGGGGTCCGAGTCATTCCAGGGAACCTCGTTGAAGCCATGCGACTCCATGCCCTGGCGCATGTTGCCGGTCCAGTAGTCGTTGATCTCCAGGAGGGCGGCGTGGCCCCACGGCACTCCGTAGGTGTGGTGGATGCCATAGGAGATGGCGCCGCACGCCAGGCTCGAGCAGTCCGCGTTCTGCGGGCTGGAGACGCGGCCGTGCGCGTCGGCCGCGGCGTACCACGACCGGCGCTCGGGCTGGCTGTAGCCGACGTTCTCGCTATCGCAGATGCGCCGGGCGATCTCAGCGGTGACGGATCCTACGGTCACTTGCTCTCCTTAGGGTTGGTTACGGCGGCCAGCTCGGCCTCTAGCGCTGCAGCCCTCTGTTCTGCCACGACAGCGCGTCGGGTAGCGGCGGCGATCTCATAGGTGAGTGCGTCGATCACGGCGATCGCATCAACTTGCGTGCTCTGCGTTTCCATTACTATCTCCTTAATGTTGGAAGTCCTTAGGCGGGATCGGTACGCCCCATTCGTCGCGAGGAATGTCCTCCATGTCTGGCGGCGGGGGTAGGGGGGCAACCCATACCGATTCTAGTGATCTATCGCGGAGGTTAACGACATCGGTGTCCGGGTCCCAGTCGTCGATCTGGCGGGCGCCCTTTACAAGGACGGACACGATTTCCCCAGGAGTTCCCCGGACGTCCACGCTCCATGGGGAGGCATCAACCCCATACCCAGTACGATTGAGTGCCGCTGTCGCAGACGAAGACGTAAGCACCACCCAGGGCGCCGCGGGGGAGGCGATCTTCGGAATATAGTCAGGCAGCACCCACGTGGCACGCCCGTCAGCGTCGAGGGTGACGTTATCCCAGTACTCTAGACCATCATACGGCGACTCAGTACAGCAGTGCTGAAGCATCTTCTTCCGCTTCTGCCACTCCCCCGGGACGCGCATGACGAACGTCTTCCCGCCCACGGCGCGGAAGCCGTTGTCGTCCACAACAGCCTGCTTGTCTTTCGCCCACCCCATAACGGTGGCTTTGTTGTACGCCCAGAAACCCCTCCAGGTATTCCCCACAACCTTGAGGTGGAGGGCATCCCCCCGGACCTCGAAGGGGATGTCCCCGTTCATGCCGATTGACGACGAGAAGTTGTTGACCGAGATCGACGCCTTGCCGGCGGCCCCGCCGGAGAACCCCGAGTTGGACGCGCTCATGCTCCATGCGACGGTTTTTCCGCCGTACACCTGGAGCCCGCTAGTGGACAGGCGCATGTTCGGGGTGCCGTTGTCCGAGTTGGACGGGGCCTGGAAGTACAGGATCCCGCCTCGGTTGGTGGGGTCCTCCTTGAATGTGACCAGGGCGGAGTACTTGTAGGGCGCGGAGATCTTGTTCATCTCCAGGCCAACACCCCAGCGGTCGCCTCGCTGGCCCACATCGTTGCCAGATAGCTGCTCGATGATGTCCACGAATCGAGCTTTGGACCAGGAGTCGGTGATGCCCACGTCCCCGTCAACATACACGCTGCCTGTGGCGGCATTAACGGAGAATGCCACCCTGCTGCTATTGGGCTTGTATGCACGGAAGCCCCACGGGTCTATCTTGATGCCTTCATTGTTTCGCTTGGATGTCTGGAATGTGGCTCCGGTGATCACCTGCCCGTCGATCGCGCCACCCTGAATGTTGGAGGCGTTCACTGAGTTGGCGTCCAGCATTCCGGCTTTGATCCGTTCGAACTCTCCCTCTCCGGCGGTCACGATTGCACTCCACACGTGGTGGGCGGTCGCGTTCACGAAGGAGGCGTTACCGGTGACGGTCAGCTGGTCGGTGGTGATCTCCAGGAAGCGGCCGACGTCGGAGGCGATCTTCCGGGCCGTGATCTCGGCGATGTTGGCTGCGCCTGCGGTCAGTTTCCCCACGTCGAGGTTGCTGATCTGCTCGCTCGTGACCCGCATGCGCTCCCAGGTAGAGCCATCCCACTTCCACTCGGCAACGATGTCGAGGGTCTGGGCATCCTGCACGCGGCACGTGTCACCGACAGAAGCCCCATTAAACGGAGGTCTAGTGTCCGCGGTGCCACGAATGTAGAACACCTCACCCATGGACGTCTTGATGCGGCGAACAGTTGACTCCATCGTGGCGGCCGTGAGCTTGGAGACCGTCTTGGAGTAGTCATCCCCAGCCTCCTCCCACCGCCACCCCTTCGGCGAGTAGACGATCGTCGAACCAGGGGCGTCCCTAGTGTTCGACGGGGATGAGTGCCCGGGGGAGGCGAACGCCGGGACGGTTACGTACTGGCCGCCCCGCGCCTCCTGGGGGGAGAGGAATGGCTTAGTGGGCCCAGGCATCAGGACACCCTAATGATGAAGGGAAGGCCGAAGTAGGGTGACCTCACGTCGATCGGCTGCGACCCGCCGACTGATGTTGCGATGGGGCTGCGGCCGCCCGAGTTGTTGCCGGTAGAGGTCAGGTACGTGTACCCGCTCGAGCCGATACCGATGTCCTGGCCGGAGGTGCGGGCCTGGAAGCGGCGGGCAGAGTCCTCGGACTCGCCAATCTCGTGAGTGTGTGCGGGCATCTGGTTAATGGACAGGGTGATGGTCGTGTTACCGCCCTTGTTGCCGATGTTGTACTTGCTGCCGTCGCCAGAGCCGACAACGGACCGCTCTCGAATGTCGGGGATGCGGAAGTTACTGACAGTGGTAGACCCGTAGGTGAGACCAATCACGGAGTACAGCTTCGCGTAAGTGTTCCGGTCAAGGAGGCGGCCATCGCAGCGCATCCACCCCTCCGGGTCCCGCTCCGCACCATACATCATGATCGTGCCGATCGGCGTCACCTTGTCCACGAGAGTCTTGATGCCCTCAGCGATCGACTGGACCTGCTTCATGATCTCAGCGGGCTGGCCGGCAACCTTCGTCTCTAGGTTGGTCACCCCCTGGGTGGCGGCACTGATCCCGTCCTCAATGTGCGTCAGGTCGGCCGCGGTGATGCGGGTCTCGTTCGCGCCGAAGCCATCCCTCCACTGTTTCGCCGCACTGTAAGGCTGCACTACCTGTCTCCTTCCGCCCTGAGGACGAAGATCCGCCCATCAGGGGCAATCCACATGCTAGAGCCAATTGTCCCACTGTCCGGCGGCACAGGTCCAGACGAGACAAGGTTCGTAGCCACCTGAGTCATCGCATCCGTCAGGTGACGCATCTCCTTCAAGGTGCCCTCGCGGGCCGCCTGCTGCATGGCGTCACCACCCTTGAGCTTGTCCTCGACCTGCTTCGCGATAGCGTCAGCGTCGATATTCTGCTTCAGCGTGATAGTCGCAGCCCTACCCCAGGCCGACCGGTTCCCGGCGCGGTCGTAGGTGCGCATACACACCTCATACTCGCGCATCTCCAGCCCAGCCAAGGAGATCCGCCGCACCGGGGTGGGCATAGTACTGAACACGCCAGGCGCCACACCGGGGAGCTGCACGCTCACCTCAGCGCCCGCAAAGTCAGCGGGCATGGCCTCCCCGTTCTCGCCGATCATCAGCCAGCCCACGTTAAGCACACCGAGAGTCTGCGACAGGCGCGGCGCCGGAGGCACCGGGGGCGGAGTCACGTCCGTGGCGGTCGTGATAATGAGCGGCTGAGACCACGCCCCCACGCCATCCTGTGTCTGTGCCCGCACCCAGAACCGGTACTCCACCCCTACCTCGAGCGGCGCAATAGCCGCAGTGGTGGCCTCCGCGCCCTTCGTCACGTACGAGCCGGAGCGCTCCGCACTAAGCTTCACGTTCTGCCATGAAACCTCATAGCCGGTGACATCCACCTTCGTTCCCAGGGCGTCAGCATCCACCTTCCCCCACTGGAGCTCCACGACTGCGGTAGGCCACCCGTCCTGGCCGACCACAGCCCTCGTGGACCCCGTAAGCCCCTGGGGTGGGACAGGCCAGTTCTTCGACACGGGAGGGTTCGGGCGCACCCCGGTACCGCTCGTGGTAGCGAGCCCCACGATGCCCTTCGTGCGCTTCGTGAGCCGCCCCAGGAGGCTATCCAGGACCGTCCCGAACGTGGTGTGCCCTGAAACCATCTGCTCCTTCTGGGTGACGCTGATCTGTGCGACCTGAAGGCGTTCCATGCCGCCCTGTCGCTCAACCATCATCCAGTCACCCAGGCGGTAGTCCTGCCATGGAAGCAGGTGCACGTCAGGCGACGCCCACTCGCGCTTGATCTCCTCCCTGACATGGGCCCCGGACTTCAGGGTGGCTTCCGCCACTAGCCTCGCGGTTGCCTCGAGCTCAACGCCGCCAGCCTCTACGACCTTTTCTACGCGCCGCATGGACTTCGGGGCGGTGTCATTGTGGATGAGCCACGTGCGGCCGGATTCGCCCTTCACCAGGACGTCGGTGCACATGTCAGCCCAGGTTGCCGCCTCCGGGGCTCCAGTGAGGGTGGTTGCCAGGGGCCATATCCTGGAGGCCGTGAGGTCCCTGGCCTGTGTCGTGTCAGCGTTATAGATCTTCAGGGTGCGGCCCTGCCACACCGTGTCAATCATTCCCAGATCCCGGAGAGAGTCGACGATCTGAAGGATGCTGATAGAGGGGTCGAAGTAGAGGGTGACGACTTTCGCCCACCGCTGGTTGGCGGAGTCGGTCGTGGTGGTGGCGTCCAGGGTGAGGCCCTTGCCCCACCCTCGCTTGGTGGCTGCCTGCCAAACCGTGCCGATGATCTCCCCGGCGTTCTTGGACAGGAACTTGAACTTGCCTTCCTTGTCCTTCGCCGCCTCGGGGACGGACCAGACCAGTGCCTCCTTCATGTAGTCACTGACGTGGATGGCCTCAACCTTGCGGGAGTCCGTGCCGTCATTGACGAGGTTGTGTTCGGTCTTCTGGGTGACGAACCGGGCGTCAGGTAGCTCCTCCCACGTGTCGCCGTCGAAGGTGGCCTCAACAGCAACCTCAACCTCGCCCTCAAGGACACTGCCACGGACGGCGTTAGGGCCAGGCGCGTACGACAGAGACAGGGTAGGCGCCTCGCCACGCGGGGTGGTGACGGTCATCTCCAGGACGTCCGGGACCACCCCGATACGGTCTCCCTGGACGGCGTAGGCGACCGCACGGAGCTGCATGCCGGGGAAGTAGGTGCGCTGCATCAGTAGGCCCTCCTCGCCCGGATAGAGCCCGCCGTGCCGGTGACCTGCAGGACGATCTTGCCCTCACTGTTGGGGGTGAGCTGGAAGCCCTCGGGGGACATGCTGATCTCCGCCGCCCTGCTAGGGACACCCGGAACGGGCTCCCACCGTTCGGACACCTGCCTCCAGGCGTCATAGCGGGCCACGTCAATGAGGAGTCTCTGGCCTCCCTCCATGGTGCCGCGCCACGTGAGGGATGTCCCAGAGGTGACATCCTTGATGGTGCACGTGTTCGCGGTGGGGGCGAGCTTCAGCAGGGCGTCAGTGATCGGGGCTGAACCGCCCGCAAGGCCGTCGAGGTTAGGGAGCGTCACCTCCACTGGGGTCACGTCGCGCCACACCCCGTCTACGGCCTCGAATATGACTGTCGTGTCGATCGCCCACTCCCCGTACCTCCATGTTGGCTGGGCGACGCTCACGAGCCGCACGCGGGCCTCTCTGGGGTTAGCGCCAGCCGGGCGGTGCTGGAGTACACCCAGGGTCCCAGAGAGCCGCAGGCGGGCCATGAGGGCCTGCCAGTTCGCGTCCAGGGAGGCCCTGTCCTCCCCCTCGACCATGAGCGCGACAGTCACCTTGAACGTGCCGAACCTCGTGGCCGCCCCGTCGATGACGCCACTCCTGGAGGGGACCTCGGTGGATGTCAGGCGCGGCTCCGGCACGGCCGGCAGGAGGGTGCCCTCCATGACTCGCCACTTCCCCGGCTGGTCCAGGTCTACCCCATTCAGGTGATACTCACTGCCCATGCTCTACTCCTAGATGCTCGCGGCCAGGCGGATAGCGTCCGCAACGTCGTCGCGGGTCTTTGAGTCCCGCTGCGCCTGCGGGTAGTTGTTGGTGATGTTGACCGTGGCGCCAACAGAAGTGCGACCACCCTGCGTGGGGGCCTCGAGGTCCATGTTGCCGAACTGGCGTTTCACCGACTTCTCGTAGTTTCCCGAGACGGTGGCCGAGATCTCTGGTGCCACATCCCTGCTCAGGGTGTTGGTGAAGCCCTCGAGGGAGTCCCTGACTGCCGAGTACTGCGACTCGAGGCCGTTAATGAAACCCTGCATCACCATCTGGCCTGCACCCTTAAGGATTACCCGGTCCACGGGGGCGGGGCCCTTCCAGGACGTCAGCCTGTTAGTTAGGCCACCCAGTGAGGACTTCACTGAGCCGTACATGGACTTCAGGCCGTTAATGAAACCCTGGATCACGTTCCTACCCGCACTGATCAGCCAGGATCCGGCGCTGGAGAAGACATTCCTGATGCCGTCGGGCAGGTTCCTGACGAAGTTGACGGCCCGGTTGACCCCGGAGGAGATAGTGGACGTGATGGCGTTCCAAGCCCAGGACGCACCCTGCTTGATCAGGTTCCACCCGGCGGTGATGACGCTCCCGAGAAGGTTCCACGCCGCCTGGGCGATCGCCACGATCGCGGACCCGAAGTTGCTGAACGCGGACTTGATGAAGTTCCAGACACCAGAGCCGATCTGCTTGATCCCGTTCCACGCCTGGGACCAGTTGCCTGTGATGATGCCCATGACGACATTGATGACTCCCTGGATCACCCTCATCATGTTGACGATCGTGTCCCGGATGATGTTGACAATTGGGATGACGATCGGCATGAGCGCCTGAACCACTGTCCCAATCAGCTGGAAAGCCGGGATCAGCAGCCCCATGATAGCCTCAACAATCGGCTGAATGGCAGGGACGATAGCGGCCAGAAGCTCGGTAATGATCGGCCCCAGCACGGCGAACAACTCCGACAAGAGCGGACCGAGCGCCTGAATCACGGGCATCAGCGCCGACGCCAGCTGATCAATAATCGGCGTAAGGATCGGAACCAGCTGCTGAAGCACCGGGGCGAGCTGCTCCACCAACTGCGCAACCAGAGGCGCGATAGCCGCCAGCAGGGTGCCAGCCACAGTAGCGATCGCCCCAAACGCCTCCCCCAGGGCGGGCATAGCCGGAGCGAGAGCCTGAACAGCCGTCAGCAGTCCCGAGAAGAACTGCACCAGCCCATCCTGGAAGGCCGGATTCTCCAAGGCAGTCGCGATACCCTCAAGGGCAGTCTTCAGCGTCTCCCCAATCAGGGGGAGAACCTTAGCCAGGGTCGGCTCCAGTGACACGAACGCGCCACCCAGGGCGCCCACGCCCTCAAAAGCCTTCCCCGCCGCCACGGACATCGACGAGAACAGGGACGTCAGGGTCGACTGAAACAAGGGGCCATTAACCGCGGCATTAGCCCTATCCAGGGCTGTAGCGATAGAGTCGATCGGCGCCGACCCGTTCGCCATCGCCTTAAACAGGCCAGCGATAATCCCCCCCAGGTCGACCGTAATGTCCTTCAGGGTGCCGAACGCCTTCGCCGCAGCCCGGATAGACTGGTCCATCTTCCCCGACTCGGCAGACTTAACAGCCCACTTCTCAAACGAGAGCGCGAGATCATTAGCCCACTGGGCAATATTCGGCAGATACTTAGCGCCAACCTCGCCCATAGTGAGGAGGCCGTTAGTGAAAGCGGCCGCCCCGGTAGAGCCCAGGCTAAGGGCCTGCGACAGGTAGGACAAGGACTGCTGGAAGCCAGGCAGGTGCCCGCTCGCAGCAGTTGCGATCGCCGCAGTCATCGACCCCAGGTGCGTCGCCACTGCCGACAGGGCAGGAGAGAGCTCATTGATCGCAGTGTTAGCGAAATCCCTGATCGGCTGTGCAGCCTGCCCCCAGTACGAGGACGAGATCTGCTTCTGCAACCCCTCAAACGCTGGACTCAGGTCCCCCAGGACGGTCTTCGCATCCTTCAGTGCGGCAATTAGGACGCCAGCCCCAGCGGCGGCGCCACCAAAGATGCCAGGCAGGGCCAGCAGGGCCGGGGTAGCCTTCGCTATACCCACACCCACGGAGGACAGGACACCCATCCCCGCACCCAGCACGGACACGGCGCCACCAATCAGGGTGGCGACAGTGCCGATCTTCACAGACGCAGTATCCAGGTTACGCAGAAAGTCATTCAGGTTACGGCCGATCGACTCAAAGACGTTCCCCCCCGCCAGGGCCTTGAGCTGGGCGGCCACGCGAGCCACGGAAGCCTTCGCGAGGCGCGCATGTATATCCACCTTCCTAGGGCGGGTGAGGCGCTTCAGGTCAAACCTGGCCTTGCCGTCATCGAGGTCAGCGTTAACGGTGGCCTTGCCGTCAAGCTTATTCAGCTCATGCTTAAGCTTCTTCTTCTGCTCCTCTGACAGGTGAGCGTGCACGTCAACAACTGAGCGGAGCTTACTGATGTCCTTCTCAATTGCCGCCTTGGCTGCCTTATTTAGCTTCGGGGAAGCATCAATCTGGGCCTTGAGGGACTTGATCTTCTGCTCAATGTCAGCCACCGACCGCTTATTGAGCGTCAGTTGCGCCTTAATGCTCCCGGCCGCGCCCTTCACCTCGCGGGACAGCTTCGCCAGGTCCGTCTTGTCCGTGCTCAAGTGAACGTTGGTGCGAATATCATCGAGCTTCTGCTCAATCCGCTTCTTGTCCTGCTCAGACAGGTTCGGGTTAACCTTGAGCTCAGCCTTCAGGTCGCGCAGCTTCGCCTTCAGCTTCGTGAGAGACCCGGTATCGAGGTCAGGCTCGACAGGCATCTTGGAGTCGCTGCGGCGCACCTTCTCCTGCGCCTTCTTGAGTGACTCCTCATCAACATCAACCTCAGCGTTAACCTCAACCTCAAGGTCGCCCACCTGCTTCTGGATGCGACGGAGCTTCTTCTTCAGTTCGTCAGCGAACTTAGAGAGGTCGGGGACGACCTTGACTCCGAGCTTACCGACAATACCCTTACCGGCCATCCCCTAACCTCTCAACCTAGGGCCCCGAACAGGGCCGCCATCGCAGCAGTATCCTTACTCGATACTACCGTACTCGCCTTAACAGTTCCTGGCCTGGGAGCCATCTCAGAGTCCTTCAGATACGCCCGCCCGCGGCCACTGGCTGCCTTCGTCTGAAGACGCTGACCGTCAATCAAAGCGTTCAGCCTCTCCGAGTCGGCGGAGTAGCCGAACCACTGCGGCCCACCCAGTTGCTTCGCCCTGTACAGCGACCAGGGCTCGTAAGAAAGGCGCTCAAGCAGTGCCTCCACGAGACGAACCCTGTAGCTGCCGTAGACGTCGATGCGGTAAAGCGCCCAGAAGTCCGCGGCAGCATCAGGGTTGTCCCGGAAGTAGTCATCTACTGCTTGGCGCCTGTGGCTTCCCCCGCGTAAGCGGTAGCCAGAGTGATAGCCCCCTCGATGCCGTGAGTACTGAAGAAGCGGGTCCACGCATCCAGGTCGGCGATGTAGCCGTTGTCCTCAAGGAACTCGGTCATGTCAGCCAGAACGGCCATGTTCTCGTCAGTGAACTCGTCTGAGTCGTCAACCATGGGCAGCACCTTCGCGGTGAGGCGGAGCCGCTGGGAAGGACGGAGCGTGTCGACGGGCTTGAAGATCTCGTGCCCCTCGAGGGTGTCGAACTCGGGGACTTCATTCTTGGTGGAGGCCATTGCCTTCTCCTTCTGCTGGGGCGTAATGGGGTGTTGCCGTCCGGCCACCACACACCCCTACATGATGGCCGGACGGAGATCATCAGTTGACAGTGAACTGCTTCCCGTCGGACGCGCCGACATTGTTGGTGACCACGACGTTGACCGCGCCGGTAGCGCCGCGCGGCACATAGGTGGTGATCTGGGTGGCGGAGTCCTTCTCGAAGGTCGCCACCTTGTCGCCGAACTTCACCTCGCGGACGCCGTTGAAGTTGGTGCCGGTGATGGTGACCTTCGCGCCGACCGCGCCAGTGGCAGGGGCCAGGGTCGCGATGGTCGGCTTCGCTGCGCCAACACCGGTGACGGTGCGCGGCTCGAGCATCTGGACGCGAGTCTTCCCCGACGGGGGAGACAACAGCGTCCCGGAGATCTTCACCTCACTGAAGTTGTCCAGCGAGAGGGACGGCAGGTTACCGGCCAGGGACACGCGGCGGAACAGCATGCCCGACACGAGCAGGCCATCCTCGATGACAATGAGGACGGCGCGCTCACTCGAGTTGTCCAGCTCAACATCCCAGCCGCCCTTCTCGGCGTCATAGGTGGAGCCGGGGAAGGCCACGCGCATGACGTCCTCACCGAGGTTGACGGCGTTGATGGTCACCTTATTGGTGACGTCCTCGCGGGTGGAGCGGACACCCTGACGGTCCCAGGTTCGCTTCGTGGAGGTGTCGCCGCCGTCGGTCTCCACCTCAATCAGGTTCTCACTGGAGGTGTCACCGAGCCACGTCCACCCAGCAGTCTCGAGCGTGGTGCCGTCACCAAAAGTGTATCCCCACAGGTTCGGGGCAACAGTGTCCACATTACCAATGTAGACGTGCCCCTTACCCGCGATCTGAATCTTACTGTTTCCGAGGTTAGCCATCAGGCCCCCTTCCTGGCCGTCACCTGAAGGGACGAAACCATGTTGATGTAGTCTGCCGTGGTCCCCATATCCGTTTCCGGCGTGGGAAGCTGAGTCCACTCCAGGTAAGTCGCCCAGCCCTCAGAGGTAATCATACCGTCCCTCCAAGCCTTATCTACAGCCTGAACCAGGGCGTCAGAAGCATCAGAAACTTCATCCCCGTCCGGGCCGGTCATATAGAGTCGCGCACGAATTTGGGTGGCCGCAAACCTGGGCCCAGACGGGTGCGTGCGCGCAATAGTCATCTGCACCCTGCATACGAGCTCATTCATTGGGTCATCCACGTCACCGTGGGTGCGCCAAACGATCTTCTCGAGGATAGGCCACTCGCCCACACCATGGGCGGCAGCGTCCTTCATGTACCGGTAAATGAACGGGAGAGGATTAACGTAGGCCACTAGAATCCCCCATTGTCGCGGACGACCCCACGAAGGATGTTGAGGCCAGGAACCCAGGTGCGATACCGCGCACCCTCCCGGCCAGTGCGCCGCCCCTGACGGTCCTGATACACGTAGTGCCCGAACTCTACGGCAGCATCATGATCGGTGGACGGGGCGATCGTGTAATCCACCTTCCCCTGCTCCATGCCGTACGAGGCAAAAAGCTCGCCGGAGTCGACGTGCGCAGAAGCAGCAGCCTTCACCTCAGCAAACACCTTCGCCGCCGCAGCAGCAAACTCCGGCTGGCGAGCAACAACCTCCGCAATATCCTCATGAATACGCTTGTTGTCGTAGGCGTGGATCACTTCGCCACCGTCCCCAGGGTGTCGCAGCGGACACTGAAATGGCGCGTCATCGGTGAGGCGTCATAGGTAAGCGGCTCGCCAGCCTGCTGGAAAGTCTTCCCCTCCAGCGACGGCGGCCCCTTAATGATCTTCACCCACGAATGAGGACCACCCGGCCACTTCCGGCCAGTCCCCATAATCTTCAGAGTCGTCTCATCGGTAAGATCACCACGGATAACACGGTTCTCCGTAGCCTTCAACGCGTTACCAGCGGAAGGCTGCACAAGAACCTTATCGACGTAGAACGTCTCACCAGGCGTGTAACGACGCCCGGTGCGCCCCTCAGACACAACCGCGACAGTGACCTCCACGGCGTGAGGCCCATTCTCCAGGTAGCGGCCACGGCGAGGCCGGAAGGTCACCATGTGGTACGCCACCCCTCCCACCGCTGCAACCCCAGCTCAGGGGCGGCTGGCCTGTCAGGGACCGAAGCCCGCCGGAAAGACATCAGGAACCTCTTCGACACATCCGGGGACCACTCCCCGCCACGCCGGTTCCGAGCATACCCATCCAAGACCGGGGCCGCGCTACCCCACCCGCCAGCGCCACCCTCGAGAGCCTGCCAATCCCTCTGAGTAATCTCCAGGAGGCCGGAAGCTACAGCCTGATTCACCGAGTAGGTGTAGGTGCCCTCAGTCTCATACTTGTAGAGCCCACCGCCGGGCGCCCGCAGCACTCGCGCGACAGCCTCACACTCCACCATGGTGAGAGCCACACGGAACGGGTAGTCGACGCGGCAACGATTAACTGCATCAGGCATGCGGAGGAGAATAAGAGCCTCGGCGCGCTCAAGGAGGGCATCCACCCACCTTGCTTCATCATCCTCGAGGTCGCGCATGAGTGTGCGTTCGACGTCGAGTCTCTCCGCTACGGTCACTTCTCCCCCTTCCTAGGTGTCACCCCGTGGGGCGAGAGTGTTGCAGAACCCTCGCCCCACGGACTCATCAGCCAGCCTTCTTCGTGATCTTCACGAACGCCTGCGGGTCACGCAGAACCCAGCCGAAGATAGCCTCAACACGAATCGCGATACGGTTCGTGCCGAACAGGTCCATGCCGGCGGCGTACTGGTCGGCGGTAGCCCAGGTGAGGCCCTCAACGAAGCCGAGACGCAGGTTCTCCTTCAGGTCACCGCCGAAGCCCAGCAGGTTCGGCTCAGACACCTTGCCGCGGCCGTTAACAGCCTTGTGATATACGGCGGGGATGCCCAGGACGCTGGTGAACTGGTCAGCCAGGTTCGGGGACGCCTGGTAGAGCGGGCGCCCGAAGCCGTCGGTTGCCCCCATGATGATGGACCGGAACTTCGGCGACAAGAGGAACTCGTTGAAGTCGTAGTCGGCCTCACCGTCAGTGTTCACGACCTTGTCGTAAGCCGCAGCGAGCTGCTTGCCGAGGTAGCCAGTAGTGTCGAACTTGGCGGGGTCCAGCTCCACAACATTCGTGGTGGAGGACAGGGACTCCTTGCCCACCAGGGCAGTGCCGGTGAGGGCGTCCTTGCCGTGAATGACGGCGGTGTCGATCGAGCGGGCGATAGCCTCAGCCAGCTGATCCTCCAGGTCATCGAAGGCGTTCAGGGGGTTAGCCATGAGCGCCTCCTTAGAGATCGACACAATCGCAGCAGTCTTGACGGGACTGAAGGTCTTCAGGCCGACAGAGACGTCAACGACAGGCTTGTCGGCGCTCTCCTGGACGATACCGGCGACCGGCTGACCGACCGGCATACTGACCGCGTTACCGGCCAGGGAAACCGGGACGGTGCCAGCGACCTTCTGGACGATGGAGCCAGCGAAGGCCCGCTTCCAGATAGGGGCAAGCACCTCCTTCGGGAAGCCCTCGGCGTTACCGCCAGCGGTAAGCTTTGCAATGGTTGCGACCTTGGTAGCGTTGTCCGCCATTCGCGTCTCCTTCCTGCCTGACCGGCAGAGTTGTTCTAGATGTTGCCCCTGTCAGGCAGGGGTTACTCGGCGAGCCCGAACATGCGGAGGATGACGGTCTCGCGGTCCTCCGAGTCGGAGCCGACCTGGGCGTCTACCGCGGGGTCGCGGGGGCGCGCAGGGGTCTTGCTGGTGAGCTCCAGGAGGGTGGATACCTGATCTCCCCACCCGGACTCGTCTCCATGTAGGAACTGGGCGTACTTCGAGGGGAGGCCAGCGTCACGGATCAGGGAGTCCTTAGCTGCGGTGTCACGCAGGGACTTGATCTCCTCGTCCTTGTTGGCGAGTATCGCCTCAAGAGCTCCTAGGCGCTCTTTCAGGGCGTCGAGGTCGCTGGGGGTGCTGGGCACCTCGGGGGCGCTCTCAGGCTCCTCAGGTGCAGCCTCAGGCCCCTCCGGCTTGGTGACCTCCGTGCCACCATCGCCCTGGGGCTCCGGTGCGGGGGAAGCCTCCTCGGCAGGGGTGACGGCCTCGCCGGATGACTCGGTGGGGGTGTCAGCCATTCCTTCTCCTTTGCTCCTGGTAGAGGCGGCGGTTCATCGCCCGCAGCGCCTCGTGCCCATGAAGGTCATGGGCCTTCACTACCTCATTGTACAGTTGTTCGAATCTAGCATGCTGTTCCTTCCCCGGCCACACCCTGGACGTGTAAACCGCGACGCACACGCATCGACAGTGGTTATGGAACCTGTTGACACCAACGCCAGCTGTTTTGGATGTCTTGTAGACAGGGCCGCGAGAGGCGAGCATTGCGCAGAAGCCGCACGGCCCATTCTTCGAGGGGGTAACAACCCGCGCCCACGCAAAAGGCCTAGCGATAAGTGTTCCATCCTTTGAGCGGCGGTACTTGTCCGGGAGATCCTTCAGCGCTTCCGAGTCCCTATACTTCTGGGTAAGCATCCCCTCGGACTCGAGTTCTTTGATGGCCTTGTCGACGCGGTCGGCGACCTCGTCGAATACGTCAACCCAGTTCCTCCGAGGGCGGCGCTTCCGCTCGTGCTTCTTGATTTCCCGCTCAATCTGCTCGGCCTGCTCTTTGGAGAAGGAATCGAGGTCATCGGCGATCCGCTCGAGGTCGTCGAGGAGCTCAGCGACGTCAGGAGCGTCATCTACGGCGTCGTTGATGGTCCTACGGGACGCCGCATACACGTGGCTAGTGAGCTCGCCCTGGAGGGCCTTGAATGCTTCAGGCTTACCGGATCGGGCCTTGGTGGACCTGATCGCGTAGCGCACCGAGTCGGGACTGTAGCCCGGCTGCGGGGGGATCCACGCCTCATTCGCGCCATGCGCCCTGGCCTGCCCCCGCAGGAACAGGGCCGTGGCCGCCCAAGCCTGGCGTCTTGCGGTCCACACGAGAGGAGTGATCGCCTCACCCAGCTCCTTCTCTGAGAGCGTCACCGGCTTCCCCTGCAAAGGGGCGGTGGCGTCACCCAGGCGCCTCTGGAAGGTGCGGGCGATAGTGGCCAGGAGGGCCCTGAAGAGCGCGAGGGTCACTTCTTAGCCTCGTCCTTGTCGTCGGCAGGATCCTCTTCCTCGTCACTGCCCTCAGGATCCTCCTCGTCCTCCTCCCGCGGGCCGACGGGGAGGATCTGGCCCGCCATCGAATCCAGGTCGTTCTGGCGGCGGTTCTCGCGCTCCATCTGCTCCGGAGACAGGTGCATGAAGTCCCGCGCAGTCTCAGCGCCGATAACCCCCTGAGACTCAGCCTGCATGGCGGTAGCCATCTGGGCGCTCGCCGACGGGGCGGCCGCGTCAGCCCACATCACCTCAAGGGTCTCCAACCCCTCAGGCGACTCCCCGTTCATGACTGCGATAATGCGGGCGATACGCTCAAGAGCGTCACTGAACTGGCGCTGCTTGTTCTCAGCGCGAGCGATAAGACGATCCTTCGCCACACGCAAAGCCTCAGCAGAGGTCGGGTTATTGTCAGCGGCCACACCCATCATTGACGGCGGGATGCCCGTCATGGCTGAGATCTGCAATGCGTAAGTGCGGTACGTGTTCGTGAACGTATCCAAGGACGCACCGGTCAGCTGCTTCACATCAGCCCCAGTGGGGGCAGCCAGAAGCGCGCCAGCATAGTTCTCCATGCGATTACCGCCGAACTGCCCGTTCATCGCGGCAGCCGCCTGCTGTCCAGCAAGCATCCGGTCAGCGCCGTCACCAATAAGGAACCTCAGTGGGAAAGCGGCAACCTCCTGCCCCATCTGGAGGTTCGTGAGAGTCCTGGAGGCCGCGTCAATGACCGTCTTCAGCTCCTTCAGGTCAGACCTGCCATACCGGTCACGGAGACGAGCCCTGTTGAACATGGGCACGATCGATGCGCCCCACGGGTCACTCGTAGACCAGTCAGACACCCACCGGGTGCCTACCTGCCTGTAGGCGGTCATGCCGTCAGGCGTGTAGTACGAGGCGCACTTCACGCCATCACCCGAACGGTAGACAGCAATCCCCTCGATCACGTTCCCGAAGTGGTCGATGCGGACACCGGCGTGACGCGAATCCAGTGCGCGAACAGACGGGTGCTCATGATCCTCGTCAGCGGGAGACAGCACCCAGAACACGGATCCAGCAGCGAGCGCCTCGGCCGCCGCCAGATTGAACTGAGAATCCATGTCATTGGCCTGCCACACGACACGCAGGTCGCGCACCAGGTCCTTGCGCCCATCATCCGCGATGATGAACCCGGCCGGAATAAGGACCTCAGTCAGGACATCAATAGCCATCTTCGCGAACGGCGCCTGCATCTCCAGCACACGCGCCTCCGGCGGGATGCTGATACCCAGGGCGTCCAGGCGCTCACTCTGCTCATAGTACGTCTCGAACGACTCCGGACGATAAGCGCCGCCCTCGAAGCTGGCGAGCATCTTCTCAAAGCTCACACGATCACCGTCCACGCACCAACCGGCTTATTCATGTCGGCCCACTCCTTGCTGCTCTTGACGTACCTGTACAACATTCTAGCGCCGATCATGCACACAGCCAGATCGATCTTCTTAGACGACTTCGGGGACTCCTTCTTCACCGACCAGCGCCCCTTGAACTCATTCACGCGACAGTTGGACACGTGCTCACCCAGGGCAGAGTCCCCATCGTGAGTGAACGCCCGCTGCTGGATCTCCGTGAACGCCGTCTCCGCCGCCTCAGCGAACTGGTAGGCGTGGGAGCGCATGTCCCATGCGATCGGGGACGCGGACATTCCCCCACGCACCGCTGGGACTATCAGCCGGTCACCGAAGTCCTCAGGCCAGGCTGTGCGCGTGAACGACTCCCACTCCCGGACGTCAGCCCAGAACGCCACCACGTTATACGTGTCGAACGCTCTCCTGACCCCCGCGTCCACGGCAGCTACATTCACCACGCCAAGGGGCTTCTCCGGCTTCCAGTGGCCGATCTTGAAGATGTGCCCGTCCTCCATGCAGCAGCCCACGAGGGCAGTGTGGTCATTCGACTTGGATCCGTCGAAGAACATGACGATCTTCTCCCCAGGCTCCACCTTCCGGTCAGGCTTACGGAGCTGAGTCCACTCCTCCAGAGTGACCCAGGACGCCTCCGCCGCGTTCGGGCGATTCAGGAAGAACCTGATAGAGCGAGATTCCGGGTACTCCGGCGACCAGATCTGCTCCTTAATGGAATCCAGGTTCACCCACGGGCAGTCCTCATACACGTACTCGAGGGCCTCCGTGAGACCCACCTGCCCCTCCTCCGGCTCATCCGTCAAAACCGTGTTAGGGGGAGCGATACGGGCGTCGTAGAGGATCTTCGTCTTCCCCCTAGTGAGGCCGTCCTCCTGATCGCACCACGCCTCAAAGACCGCCTCCGCAGACGACTGCTCACCCGGAACCCACGCGTTACAGGTTCCCATGAACCGGCCACCCATCTTCGCGGCGTTCTGCTGAATCGTCTGCAACATGGCCGGACCACCCTGGGCGGGGACCCAGTGCTCGAGCTCGTCACCCACAACGAAGGACACCTCACCACCCTCCATGGAGGACGCAGAAGACGTCATCTGCTGAAGCTTCCCCCCGCCTGGCGTCTCAATGAACGTCTTCGCCACCTCAAGATCATATTTTCGAGCCAGCGAACCCTTTTTCTGGCAGAATGCCCGAACCATTCTGACCGTGTTTTGAGTTTGCGCCTCACTGCAAGCCACGATCTGCACCAGCGGCATACTCATCGGCTTCGCCCGTACACCAAAAGGCGCATGCCGGTCAAACCCGTCATACCGGCACGGACCAAGAAGCTCAAACAGGCACATAGCCGCAGCGAACGGGGAGTTATGGGTCACCACCATCGTCTCCCCCACCAGGTACAGGCCGTCCTCAGCCGCCACGGTGATGCAGCGGGCGTCCACCGGGGGCACCCTACGCACGTCCTTAATGATGCGCGGGATGGGCTTCCTGCGCTGCTCCTGCACCCTCTCCGCACGGCGAGGTAGAGTCACGAGGTTCTGATGCTTGTAGGGCTTAAACGTGAGCCGGTAACGAGGACCAGTGACGCGACCGTAGAGCTTCGCTTCTGACTCTCGGACGTTGACCTTCACTCCCATGGAGCGAAGAAGGAATGCCATACCATCAGCGATCTGCTTACGCACCTGACAGTACTCCGCAGACCCCTTCTTGTCGATATAGCCATCGGAGTCCATGAGCCCCTGAATCAGGGCCCTGCGCTGCTCCACAGAGGCATGCAGGTACTCCTCGGGGATGTGCTTGTCCTGTAGGACGCCAGCCTTCCTGAGGTCTTTCATGAGGCCAAGGATGGTGAATTGGCGCGCCCTACCACCTTCCTTCTTGGCCCATACCGCACCGACGTCATACCCTGCGGCACAGACGCGCTTGCGAACGTACGGTAGGTCATCCACGTCGGCCGTAGCTGCCCCCTGGTGCGAAGAGCCGTCACCAAGCCAGTAACCGAGCACCCATGGATCGACAGGCAGGTCTCGCTCGGGGAACTCTAGAGGCTCGGTCTCAGGGAGGGCAAACTTGCCAACGCCCGCCTTACTGGCCTTCGTTGACCCCTTTGTGAGCGGTCGATCAAACACCAGCCCCTCGCGGGCCATGGCGCGCACATCGAGGGTGCGACGCTGGCGCTTGCGGCCGCCAACGAATTCTTCGACGGTAAACAAGTGTTCGCCAGTGGCCGTCAAGACAGTACCGTCAGAGATTTCAACCTCCCAAGTGTCCCACTGGTCGACGGGGTGGACCTGGGTGACCCTGGTTGGCTTGCCTGATGGGTGGAATACCTGGTCGCCGACGACAAGGTCGCCGAAGCGCTTCCATCCGTCAACAGTCAGGATTTTATGACGTAAGTCATATCCCTTACCGGAACCCTTGCTTAACCTTCTAATTCCCTGCCTGTACACAAAGGAACCCTTATGATTCAGGGCGTAGAAATGAGCAAGGAACTCGATCTGCCGGTCCGTCGGGATGAACGGCTGTCCCGCTTTCGGCCCATTCGGCTGAATCAGGTTATCCATCATCCACGCGGCAGCGTGATAGCCGAGAGTCCTCTCGGGGAGCTCGAGGGGGAGCGTGTCGGTTCGCTCCCGGGGTGCGGGGAGCGTGTCGGTCACTTCGCTGCCCGAGCCTTCGTCCACGCCTGCAACGCGACCACGCCGGCCGACTCGGCCTCAGACTCGTCAACGCGGTTGATCTCGATCTGAACCCTGCGGCGGTCCCCCTCAGTGAGAAGCAAGGACGTGAGCATCGTGTTGACGGCAGCCAGCATCGTGGGGGAACGCCGATCCTGCATCTTGTAGTTCGACAGGTCATCGCAGGTGGAGTAGAGAACAACCCAGTCCGACGGCTCGTAGTAGCGAGTGAACGTCGACTTCTCCACGGACTTCCACAGCTTCTTCGCGATGGGGTGCCAGTCAGGATCCGGCTTGGGTGGCTTCACCTGCTCAGCAACCACGTTAACGGGCTCCACGCCACCATCAAGCTTCCTGGCCTGCGTAGTACGGTGCCCCTCAGTGCTGCGCTTCGGGATCGGTCCCTTCACTCCCATCGTCGACTCTCCTAAATGTATCCGGGGTGCTTACTCTTCGGCCTGGGGCCTCGAGCCTTGTTGCCCCGATTATAGTGGCGCTTCCTGGCTTCTACTGCCTGCTGCTGCGTGCGCACCATGTGGCAGTGCTGGCACAAGGCTCTAAGGTTATCCGGCACGTGCGGGCCGTCGGGGATAATGTGGTCCACCTGATTAGCTGGGTTACCGCAGAACACGCACAGGCCACCATCCCGCCTCAAGACAGTGCGCCTGATCTTATCCCAGTCCTTAGGGAGCTCTTTGCGGCGCCTGGAATTCTTACCCCAAGCCACTATCCGATCACCTCCAACGTCACATGCACGCCCATGTCATACCGGTCAGTGAACACCAGCTCCAGGTACTCCTCAACACCCTCCTGCGCCTCACCAACCCGGATGACGGCGTCATCCTGATCAGCGTTACGGCGATGGTGTGGCACACCATACGCGCCAACCTGGTGCGCCAAATCGAGCGCATCCCGGAGCTCATCAACCGCACAGTCGAGGGATGCGACAAGCGCCCGCACATGAGCCTCACTGAGATCATCCACGTTCACCACACGTCACCCGGATAAACCATCGACACGCCTTCACTGTTCGGGGCTCCTTCACGG